GGATGTGGGCCGCGTGCTCATAGTACTTGGACCGCCCCAGCTTCTTCAGAATCTCGCGGATCTCCTTCTCCGTCAGGTCGGCAATATTGTCGATGCGACGTTTACGGATCTCCAGCACCACCTCGTTCATCACCTCCTCGGGAATCATGGTGGACTCCTTGGCCTGAAACTGGTTCAGGATCTCATTGAGGTGGTTGATCTTCTTGTAGGCGTAATTGTTCCGCTCCTTGGGCGGGTCGCGGAACGACTGAAAGTCCGAGACCACCAACGCATACTCCTCCGACCCGCACTTGGGACACACTAGAATGCCTTCGGAACTGATCTCCTCACGCGCCACATTGCACTGGTTGCAGTGCTCGGTCTGTAGCTGTGTCATCTCGGGAACGTTGCCCAACTTCATACGAGCCACGTATTCATCAAACATCTGCTTGCGCGTAGAACCCGTATCCGTGCTGGGCGCAGTGGCAAAGAACTTGAGGAACGTATTGGCATCCTTGGGTGCGACGGTCGTGGCTGTAGTGCCTCCCGCATCGCGATTGTAATACCCCATCAGGATGTCCATGTTCTTCAAGTAGTATTCCTGAACTGGGTCTTCCTGTATCGCCTCCTGCTCCAATTCCTTGACACGGGCTTCCCACTGCGCACATTGAATGACGTCGCCAATTTCATTGGACCCCTGCACACCTGCAATCTTCTCACGCAAGGTCTTCAACTCCGCCTCCGTATCCGCCTTGGATTGGGTTTCCCGCAATCCCTGGACAATGTCCTGGTGAACCGAGTCGAGCGTCCCGATGGACGCCGACCCCGTTTCCCGTATCCTCCGCACCTTGAACACATCCATGATGACTCTTGTTGTTGTCTATGTAGATGCCTTTAGGGACTCCAGCGATGCCGTTACCTCCATCATGAACGCAGGGTTTTGGCAAATCTGCGGACGCTGCTTGCGAACTGCCGCCAATAGGGTAGGAAAGTCCAGACCGAAGTTCTTACACATAAAATACAGCAGCAGGAACGCTGACCGGTTGATGCCTGCGGCGCAATGAACGTAGACGATGGAATTGGGTTGACGAAGGAACGTTCGCATCGCGCCCTCAAAGGCGGGATACCAATCCAGAATTTTCACACGCACATCGTCATGTGCTTCCAGTTGCGCGTAACGACTTGGATACATGCGACGGAACCACGCGGGGGAATCTTGGCCGTAGGCGCAGTTAATCACGTGTGTGATGCGATTGGCATTGACAAAGAACGGAGTGAGAGTCGCACCGGCTCCCAAGCAAATGTTGGGATAGACCCATGCGACGTTGTCCATTGCTTACATTGTGACACGTCTCTTAAATCCCCATACTACCGAGAACGACAGACAAGAGGTGAGCCATCACAACCGCCGCTGCACCGAGAACGCCAGCACCCTGCCATGACACCACGCCACCGCTCGTATACATGGACGGGAGATACTGAAGCAGCATATTGCGCGGCGTGGACATGGAGATGATCGCGGCAGCCACGAAGAAGCAAACGTAGAGCTTCAGGTTGCGAAACATGAAGCCCATCTGCGGCAGGGTCGGCTTGAAGGATGGCACCATCGATCCCTGTGTCGTCTGCTCTGTAGACGGCATCGGGATGAGGGGAGGGGCGGACTGGTTACCCTGCGGGGACGGCAACAAGGCATCCAAAGAGGTTGAGTCGCTGTCCATTGTTTATACTCAAGGCATCTTTTCGCATACCGCATCTTCCACGCGGTAGCGATAGCACTTTCCACCCACCCGATTCGTCTTCGTCCGCACATCTTCCAACGGCAGGGCCAGCGTGTAGTCGGTGACATACTCGCGGTGAAACAGCAGGGCTGCCAACCCTAGTCCAATGACAAAGGAAAAGAACGGCTTGGCTCGTTCCATAGCTTGGATGATATTGAGCATTGCCCCTTATTTCTTAAGCGAGGCAAGTAAGTTGAAGGAATCCGTCTCTGCCGTGCACGGAACTTCTGTGGCTTCCACATGCACACATCCGGTATCCGTGTGATACACACTCTTTCCATCAGACGGGTCGGGAACCTTGGACACCGTGCGACGAGGGGGAATGACAATGGACGAAAGCAATAGCCCAAAGGTAACTCCTGCAGCGAACCAGAGCCCGTCAAGCGAAAACATCATTATGTAGAAGCAACACTTCATGTGGAGGGAGTGGCACCGCGCGACCCCCTAGCAGTTGAAAGGTAGTTCTTCATCTGCGACCACGAACTACCGGTCGTATCCGGCGCCGCCGCCGGCGCAGCACCCCGAAGACCGCTTGCAGGTATCTGACTGTCCACAAAGTACCACAATGTGAATTGAATGCAGAATGACCATACGGGAGCCAGGGCAGCCGCAAACGCCATGAAATACTTGGTTGGACCATAGGGAGCAACCACCCCAGCAAGCTTTGCGAACCACTGCCCGTATTCGCCAAAGGTTGCAGGGGTAGCTGTGTTCATGTTCAACCCTCCATTGAGCATGTGGTCCCACAACTTGTAGGCCCAAACAACCATCAATATCCAGACCAGAACCACCGTGATCCAGAACTGAAACGTGCCCGCATACTCTGCCATCTTCCAACTCAATTCTCCAGGTTTCTTCATTAACAGCCCCCACCAGTTCAGCTTGCCTACAATGATGATCGCGTCCTTACCAAAGTCCATCTTCTTGAAATCGCCCGCCTCAAACCACTCTACGTGAGCAGAGGGCGGCTTTAGGTTCAGCGCCTGGGCATCCTGCTCGCTAAGTTTATTATCATCCTTCAGGTCATTCATCAGCGTTGTTACGGGATATTCCACATAGCCGTTCCACTCACTCTTCTTCAGATACTTTACGATATCAATTGACTGAGACCCGTAGATGAACGTCGCAGTGGTAATGCGCAACGAAGGGCTTTGTGCTTCCACAAACGTATACGTAGGCGCTTGCGGAATTGTCGACAACCCGGGGTATTGGGGTGTGGGCAACTGGGGTCCTTGCGTAGTAGCTGCCGCACCTGTCGGGGTGGGACTCACCTTGACGGGCGGAGGCGGAGGGTTACTCATATTGTTAAGAAGCAAACACAAGATTAGCCAACCCGCTCACGACACGCAGGTAATTATAGGACTCCACATACACATTGACCGTATACGTGTATGCGAAGACAAGCGTGGCGTTTCCGCCCGTAGTTGCATTCTGCACGATGGTCAGGACCTGGTCGGGCGTGTAGAGCCCAATCTGTCCCGGAGGAATAACCGTCGGATTCGTGCTGAGCGCAGTGGACTTGAGGATACACACGGTGATTGTCTGTGGAATGTTCGGCTGAACGGGTGCGGGCAGTGGCTGCAGAAGCGTCAAACGCAGGATTGCCTTGTTGATGGTGCTTCCGTTCGCAGCACCGGACGGCTGATATTCGTTATTGTCAAGGGCGAAGGAATACATGTAGACACCTGGCATCTGGTCAGGCGTTACACCGGTAGCAAAGCGGTAGGTCTCCAGCAACGAGTAATAGTCACCTGGCTTGACCTGAAGGCGCTCGTTGCCATCAAACAGCAGGACGCCATCCACGACAATGTCCTTGGGAAAGACAGACGTTACCTGCGATTGCCCCGATGCATACAAGCTTGTCGCTACATCCGTCGTATTGATACTCCATGGCGCACGGTTGGGATTGGTCCAGTTGGTGTAGTTATCCCACGCATTCGTGCTGATGCTGTCAGACCTCGTAACCGTCCATGTGATGCGCGACACCAAGTTCTTCATGGGAAGCAAAATGTCCGTGTTGGGACCATACTGTCCCTCGGTTCCCACATAGCTGACTTCCTTGAACATGTAGCTCTGATCTGCCGTTGCCAACTGGTTCATCTCCATTTCCGTGAGGTAGAAGAAGTTGCACTCCAGATACGGGTCGGGAAAGAAGGTCGAGACACCGGGGTTCGTGGGTGCGCCATTCGGCAATGTAGGCGTCAGGAACAGGTTCATAGGATACGAACCTGTAGGACGAATGCGCTGCCCGTAGGTGGGCGAAGACGGCACAACGTCCAGAATCGTATACAGAAAGTTCAGGGGACGGAGCGTGACGTTGATGTAGACCTCCGTGTTCTGAATGGAGACCAGCGGCAATGCGGACCCCACGCTCTCACAGAACCAAAAGTGCAACGGAACAATCAACTGACGAGACCGAATGGACGGCTCGGGCGTTGTCACACCCGGAAGAATAGGGTTTCCGCTTGTATCCGTTGCGAGAGTCGCGTAGGACACTGCGTGAGGATACTGCCCCTGGCGGTCAAACGCATTCGCGGGGTCATACATCTCCGGCAGATTTCCCACCATCTTGTTCACAGTCAGCCGCTTCGTCTCGTCAAAGGTCAAGTAGGAATACAGCTTCATCCACTCACCGCGCAGGGTCTGAATGGTCTGTCCATTCATGGTAATGTCAATGTGGTCAATCAAGTTATAGCCGAGGTTGGGAATCCACTGGAACTCGTAGCCCATCGCGGTGCACCGAGGGTCATATCCAGTAGGTGGCGGAGACACAGCCACCAGTGGAGACCAAATGTCCGGAAGTGTAATGACCAGGTAGGTGTCGTTAATCAACTGAGCGTAGCGGTCAATGCGTGCAGACAGCTTGCGTGTTTGCGAGACGTCAAAGTTGAGGTTGGACGATCCAAAATCCACGCGAATATGCTCCATGGCAAAGTTCGTGTGGCGTTTGTAGGTGTTGCGAAAGTGGCTCATGGACGGGTTGCCGTTGACCAGCTCATTCTGGGCACCCGTGCCGACCAATTGGAGGAGCGCTCCCGGCATTTGTAGTTACGGAACATCATTGTTTAATAGAGAACCGCGCCACTCTGCGAACAGCATTGGGATGTTGTGGATTTCCCCAGACCCGTGCATGTCTGGTTTCCGCGACATGCAGCCGCCACACCAATGTGAATCTGAGCAGCGGCATTTGCCTTCAAGCTTAGATAGGTGGACGCAATCTTGTTCTTGCCAAACGGCGGGTCCACAGTGTAGGTCTTGGCAATTATGTTGCGTTTATGCCTCGTGAGGTAATCCTGGGCAGAGTTCACTTGCATCCTATTTATAGGAAGCCAAGAGAATTGATACAATGCGCTTTGTCCTTGTCAGCACACACGTAGACCAGACCACAGGATACTCAAAGGTGGCATATAACCTCCTGCGACAGGTTTCGTCACTGTCCCCGAAGGTCAAGACGTTTCACTTTGGGTTCCAACGTCATCCCGACCGCAAGAACATTCGCAAGCTGCCCGATAGCGTTACGGGATATGATGCTGCAGCCAATGAGGACCCGCGCGAGGAGGGGTTTGGATTCAATAAGATTGCCGAGTATCTGGAGATGGTTCGCCCTGACGTGGTCATGATTTACAATGACCCGCTGATCATCTGCAAGTTTGTGGAGGCGATGAAGTATGACAAGGAGACATCACCCTTCAAGCTGTGGCTCTATGTGGATCAGGTCTACCAGGGAATTGCGCAGCCGCTGGTGGATACCATGAACAAGCACGCAGAGCGCATCTACTGCTTCACAAAGTCATGGGCGGACGTGTATGCCGGATACTCTCCCGATGTGACGACCAACCCTCGTGTTCTGGAGCATGGTCTGGATGCGACCGAGTTCACGTGCATGTCCAAGGATCAGCGCATGTCCCTTCGTCGTAACCTGAAGATTCCTACGGATGCTGTGGTCTTCCTGAATGCAAACCGGAACAGCCAGCGCAAGCGTCTGGACCTGATGATCATGGGCTTTGTCCGGCTACTGACGATGACCACTGCACCTGTTTACCTGATGGTCGTGACAGCCATGAACCCGCAGCAGGGTGCGTTCTATGACATTCATCGCATCTACATGGCCGAACTGAAGCGGGCAGGATTGACCCCCGAGCAGTATGGGCCTCGCCTCATGATTGTGGACACTGCGCCTCCAAACACGCTGTCCGACGCCCAGATCAACGAGATTTACAACATGACGGACATTGGCATCAACACGTCTGATGGCGAGGGATTCGGTCTCTGTCAACTTGAGCACCTCTACACCGGTGCGCCACAGGTTGTGACGGATGTGGGAAGCTACCGGGACTTTCTCACCGAGTCCGTCACGAGCTTTGTTCCGCCGATGGGAATGCAATACTTTGCAGGGTCCATGCCCCTTGGATTCTCGGCTCCCATCTTTGACCCTGTGACGCTGGCCGAGACGATGAACGATGCCGTCAAGCAGCTGGATACTCGCCGCGCCGCCATCAAGGCATTTCCGTTCAAGAGCTGGACCAAGGTATGTGATGGATGGCTGGAGGACCTTCACACTGCCTCATAAGTCGGCTTGCCTTCCAGAACCCAACGAATCTGTGTGTCTGAAATCTTGCGACCCACGGGAAGCAGGCGGTGGTTGTCATCAAACGCGACTCCGTCAAAGACCTCCGTGGTCAATGGGTCAATCAGAAACAGAATGCCCTTGATGGAAACACGCTGCAGGCGCCGTTGCTTGCGTTCCATGTTGCGGAGGTAGGTGGAATCCAAGTCCTCTGCCTTGATGGATGCCTTGAACGCCAAGTCCTCTCCCGTAATGGTGCTGTCAAAGCGCATGCACGAAATCACCGGCGTCTCCTTGGCATGAAGCTTGCGGTGAATCTCGCAATCCACCGCCGACTGCTTGAGCAGGGTTCCAATCTTCTTGTTCACTTGGTCCTTCTCAAACGAAATCTCATACAGATACTCGTCTGCTGACATGAACGTCTCCACAGGTCCTCCACCCTCATACCGCTTCATCGCCGTATCCGCACGACGAATCGGTGTAATGTTCGGGAACTCGTTGGACTTGGCCTGCTTGTCCGTAAACACCGACACGTAAAAGCTAACACGCACCGTCCTCTCCTCTACAGGGAGCGTTGCATGGGAGCAAATACGAATCGCACGACCAACAACCTGGTCATGGCGCGCAGGGGTCCAGTGCGGCTCCAGAATGTGCACGTGCCGCACATTGGCTAACGTAATACCTTCGGCACCACTGCTCGACGCCATCAGCAGGGACAGCAGTTTCTTACCACGGGCTTCTACGCTCGTCTTCAGGGATGCGGGAAAACTGGATTCATACTTGCCGTTGAAGATTTGGCGGCACAACTCGCGCTCCTCCGCCGACTCCTGTCCCGTGTAGAACGTGAAGGCAGGTTTCGCTGCGTCCATGTCACCCTCCACCCATTGTCCATTGTTCTTGGCAAGCTTGTAGGGCTGCCAACCATTGGCTTCCAGAATGGCGGAAAAGACACCCAGACCTTCCAGTTCACGATACTGCGAATACACAAACTGGTTTTGTTCAGGACGTTCCTGAATGTTCTTCAACACCTTCAAGAACTTCGGGCTCAAGGTTTCCAGTGCCTTTTCCGAGAGATACCGCCCAGCATTGGCCTTCAGTTTTGCCAGCACCTCGGGCTTATCGGCTACCTTGTCTTCTGATTCTCCCTCTGTGTCGGCATTGACACGAAGTTCAGCCGGAACTGCATAGTTGCATGCCAATCGCGACAGCACGCGATAACTGCCCAAGTTCTCATCCATGGACTTCTTGCCCTTTTGTGAATCCATCTTCAGTTCCACCCAGCGCTGCTGAAGGTAGTGCGTGAACTGCTCTTCGGACATTGGCACCTTTTCCAGCATCTTGTCATCGTCTACGCGCCGAGGCAGCATGCGCTCGTCCGCGCCCTTGAAGTAGGAGACCAATCCCTGAATGCGTCGCTGAAACAGAAGTGGGTTCTTGATTGCCAGACCATCCAGAAACATGGAGGCAAACTCGCCGTAGGGCGAAGGCAAGCACTCAAACTCTTCCGTGGTCACGCGCTCCATGGCAATCTCGGCACCACTCAATTCCACCTCCACCTTGGTCTTCCAGCCATTGATCCAGTCAGCAGGTGTAGCCACCCACTTCATATCTGCCTTGTATTGCACGGCAATGCGGTCGCCCTTTTCGTTGTAGACTGAACGGAACTGGGGAGGATTGCGAGTGACCATCACCACCTTCTTTGCCGAATTGAACTCGATGGTGTCCACTTCCGGCTGCTGACGAAACACGGACGTCATCTTATCCTCATCCCAGCCCTCAATGCGCTTGAACGGAATCGTGATGCGCTCAATGGGTCCACGCAGCAGGTTCATCAGGTAGGCAATCTCATTGGGACGATTGATGACGGGCGTGCCCGACAGCGCCACAATCTTGCACCGCTTGGCATGATACAGCGCCTGGTAGACAGGTCCAACCACACCCTCCTTGTCGGCGATACGGGAGATGAAGTTGTGGATTTCGTCCACAATCACCACCTTGTCTTCAAACGGATTCGGCTTGTCCTCAATCATCTCCTTGACAGCCGCACGCGTCAAGCCGTTGTAATTGATGAACGTGTATCGCTGCGTGAGAATGTCCTCAATCTGTGCACGAATCACATCCTGTTCCGTCTTGGGAAGGTCGGCAAAGTTCGGGTTCTCATTGGGCACCGTAGAGAAGAACCGGTTGTTGCGGTCAAGGAACCCATCGGAAATGCCCATCGTCTTGGCCTGCGCACGCGTCTCTTCGTTCAGCTGCTGCTGACGCCAGTGGTTCTCATAGGCATACACCGGGTCTCCGCACTTGCGCAGCTCGCCAATGTAGTTGGCACGAAGCGATGCGGGCGTCATCACAATGACCTTCAGGGTCGTGAGCAACGATTCAGCCACGGAAATGGACGAACAGGTCTTGCCCGAACCGAGTCCGTGGTAGAGCAGAATGCCGCGATAGGGCGTCTCAATCAGCATGTAGTCCCGAATGAGCTTCTGGTAGTGGAGCAGCTCGCGAGCATTGGACTGCTTCAAGCACAGATCCTCGTCCTTGTCGTCCGCATCCTGCGGTTCACGGGGTGACTTGCGGTACTTCAGAAAGGTACGGGTAATAAAGTCGGCAAACGCCTTTCGGTTGGGAAGAACGTAGCTCATTGTTTTTCGCCACGATTTGATAATGGAAGGTATCACACGGAAAAACCATCGCATCTGGATGGTGTCCATCTTCCTCTTTTTGATGGCGGGGTTCCTCTACCTCAAGCCCCAAGTTGCCTTTGGGCGTGAAGGACGGATTCGGCCGTTCGGGACGGGTGACAAGGAGTCCACCGTCTTCCCTGTGTGGTGGTGGGTGTTCATGATGAGCGTGGTTGCGTATTGCATGACGGTCTACTTCGCAAAGTTTCGCGTGTGAGCACAATGGGTACGTGTCCATATGCAAACATCTTTGGCGCACCAGGTACAGGTCCACATGCCTACCGCTTCATGGGCATTGCTGTCGTAGACACTGCGTTGACCGTGCTCGCAGCATGGTTGGCGTACAAATGGGTCGGCGTCCTCTCCTTTGTCGCGTGGTTATTTGCGTTCCTCTTGCTGGCTGAAGTGAGCCACTATGCATTCGGAACACAGACGGCGGGTCTGACGGCTCTTGGTATCCGTGTTCAGTGTGACGACTCATAAGCCCGCACAATCTCTGTGAGCTGGTCCAGCATCTTGGTCCGCTCCACGTGGTGAGGACGCACGTAGCCACGACACTCTGCCAGTGTCTTCCAGCCAATCCCTGAAATCTCCCGCTTCTGCATGTAGGTCATCTTCTGTCCTAGATTCACGAGTTCGGGTTTTTTCAGCAGCGCCACAAAGTAGACGTGCCGATACTGGACGCCATTCAGACCGGTGAAGGTCTCCTCCAGCAGGATGTTGTTCAGAACCACATAGGACTCGCGAGGCACATTGGTCTCCTCTCCAAACTCACGAATGGCGCACTCTAGGTCCGTCTCGGTCCTCACTCTGCGACCCTTGGGAAATCCCCACTCGGGCTCGTGGTAGACGCTCGCAAAGGTAGTCACCAACTGCATGCGATCCAGAGACGCGAACTTCTCCTTGGACACCGCATACTCATTGGACGAGTGGTCGTCACCCCACAGCTGACGCCATAGGTCGTCGAATGATTTGGACGCAATGTCCGCCTGCTCGGCCCGAGTCATGTTGGACAGCAGGCGCCCAACGTAGTCAGTGTTCACCGGATCATACTTGCCTCGCATGAACTCGGCGAAACTCATGCTGTCCTTGCGCCGAATCATGAGGGCATGCACAGACCCAACGTCCGCGGGAATTGTGGGCGCATCTAGCAGCACGAGCCCACACGACAACACTGGGTCCTTGCATCCCCGAAACACATGTCCTTTCTCACCGCAGTTGTTACAATACATTACGACTTGTGTTCGTTGTGAAGGAAGAGTCCGTTTTTCCATTAGGCAAATAAAGAAGTTCCCTTGTAAACACAAATGGGCGTGGGTTCCAGCACCCCTCAAGGGGCTCCACTGCAGGCGGTGCAAGCATACGTTCCGCAATCCATGTCCTCCACATCGTCCATCTTACTGGGTCTGTTTGTCGGGTTTCTTGTCATTCTGGTTGTAGTGGCTGCATATCGGAGTTTGAACAGCAGCACGCAAGCGACACTGGACGTTGCGCCCGTGCCCATCTCTGGCAAAACGGGTGGCACAATACCTGCCTCTTCAATTCCACTCAGTCCAGGATCTGACTATAACATGCAGTTCTGGATGTTCGTTCAGGACTGGGACTATAGGTTTGGACAAGAGAAGGAGGTCTTGATGCGCACAGACCCGATCAACCCCGGAACGGTCAACCCTCGCATCACGCTTCACCCTACGGACAATACACTGAACGTCTACTTGACAACCTTCACATCGGGCTCCACCAGCATGTCTTCCCAGCCCGCTGCACCTGGAGCCACTTCACATGGGTCTACATGGCTGTGTGCGGTTGAGAACATTCCCCTGCAGACATGGTTCTCAGTGTCCATCACGCAGTTTCAGCGCAACCTGGACGTGTTCATCAATGGAAACCTGGTCAAGTCCACGGTCATTCCGGCGGTCCCGCGCACGGCTACGGGTAACATCTTGGTGGGTGCCAATGGTGGATTCTCTGGATACGTGTGCAGTGTCCATGGTGCTGGCAAGCAGCTACTGCCCGCAGATGCCCGGTCGTTCTATGCAGCAGGCACCAGTTGCTCCTCGCTTGTCAATGGTGGCGGCGCGGCTGGACCCACGGGCACAACCTACAACCTGTTTGGCTACACGATTATCATTGAGGACTCAACTGGAA